GAACCTTTCTTCTTTCTTCCCTGTTACCTACAACCTGTTTCAATTCCTGCAATGTCAGCATGATTACCACCCTTCTGCCTGCTGGCAACAGGTGCCCATCAGCAGAAAGGATAGGATTATTACTGATCTACTGGCAAAAGGGCAGTAAAAAACAGCTTCCGGCACACCCGTTTTTTTTAACGAGAGCCTGAAACTTCCTTACTGCCCTTTCTGCTAATTTACAGCAGCCTCTATTTTATTTTCCGTCTGATGTCCCGGTCAGACTTCTTTGCATTTCTTTCTGTTTTTATGTTCTTTTCATTTTCCATCAAAACAGAATAGTCTCCCATTGCATCATAGGGACACTGCTTCCGATAGATTAAATTTTCTTGTCTGGTCATCAATCCTATCTCCCTTCCTTGTTTCTGTCTCTTTCTCTCTGTTTGCTATTTTAACAGCACAAAAAACTATTATCCTTAGCATATATGGGGAGTTTTTTTGTTTTACACCCCATATATGGTGAAATTTCACCTGTACTCATTAAAACTTTCTATCAGTGAATCTATTGTCTGCATGATAATTTTCTGCTCTTTCCATTCCATCTTCTGAATACGATAAAATACTTCCTCAAACTGCTTTCTTTTTTCTGCATCGTCCCCCTCTTTTCCCATCAGGATATTGGCATCTGTTTCCAGGATCTCAATCATCTTCCTGAAAATCTCAACAGACATTGCCGTTTGCCCTCCTTCTATCCTGCTGACCGTATTGACACTGATACCTGCTTTTTCCGCAAAAGATTCCTGTGACAACTTCATTTCCTGCCTGCGTTTTCTGATCCGTTCTCCCAATTCAATAAGTTCTGTGGAAATTGCACGATTGCTCAATACGGTGTCTCCTTTCCTGCAATTTATCCCAGCTTTACGACATTGTGTCGCAAAGTTTCCAGAAAAAAAGCAGCTAATTTTGTCTTAGCTGCTTTTCAAAAGATCTATTTCATTTTATTCTCGGTATTTTATGTATTCCTGTAATAACTGTGAGCAAGAAAACACTAAGATAAATGATTGCCTGTCCAACCATTGCCAGAAGAACGACACTTCCTATCAATCCTCCGATCAGAAAATTCATTGTCCATACTGCCAGTGTTCCTCCAAGGTCAAACCCTCTTGGAACCATCCAGACACACATTTTTCCAATTCCGAATGGTATCCCCATCAGTAGCAACAGCAATAAATAATTGCACTTCCCATCCTGGATACAAAGCGGTCTCAACACTGCAAACAATACAACAATCACCAGTGCTGGAACAATAATTTTTTTTATCATATTTCTCATGTTCCTTTATCCTCCATACATATCGTGATTAACCTCTGCCTGATAATAGCTGTTTATCGTTGCCGGGGCATTATACAGGGCAGTCAAAAGATATGCTTTAATGTTTCCAACCTTGGTCGTATTTCGATTCAGACAAAACAGCACATATTCGATATGTGAATAATTCAGCTTCATAAACCTGCTTTTCACCAAAGCAACTGGCTTTTCTGTCCCTGCAATCCGAATCATACTGTCCTCCGGCATCATCATAACTTCAATCATCAGTTCTACCAGTTCATCCACATCTTCTCTGGCATGATATTGATAATCTATATTTTCATGAATCACTTCCCGATATGTCCGCATCTCCTCCATCACATCCCTTTTCTTTTTCAGATTACCTGATATGATTGGATAGGATTGATTTATCTCAGTTTCACTAATATCAGTCTTGTTAATATCAGTATTATTAGATTGTGATTTCGGATATTCTGGTTTTGTGATTTCCACTATTCTTGAATGATGATTTTCACAATTTTGGAATTGTGATTCTGGAAATTCTTGATTTGTGGTTTTCATCATTCCTGAATTGTGATTTTCACCATTCTGTAATTGTGATTCCACACAATCCTGAATTGTGGATTTCACTACTCCTGAATGATGATTTTCACAATTCAGAAAAGTGCCTGTTTTTTCCCTATTCTCAGCTTCTGATTGCAGATTTGCACATTCTTCATGGTTTCCCTGCTCAGATTGCAGATCTGCACATTTTCTATGATTTTTCTGCTCTGATTGCAAATCTGCACAGCTATCCATCGGCTTTTGGTCTGGCACTTCTCTGAGCATAAAATTTTTCACATAAATAACATTAGGCTTTCCCAGTCCCAAACGTTTCTTTTCAATCAGTCCAATCCCATTATTACTGTCCAGCTCTTTTACCAGCTTCACTGCCTTTTGGGTTCCACAGTTCATCAGCTCTGCAATTTCTTCCACCGTGAAAATAATATATACTCTGTCCTCTGAATCCAGCCAGCGGTTCTTAATACTCAGGCTCATACGGTCCAGCATCAGGCCGTATAATACCTTTGCTTCACAAGAAAGAGCTTTAAAGCATGATTCTGTAAACAGCACTTTCGGGACACGATAAAAGCTGTATTGTTCCGCTTCCATTCCCGTAAAATAATCAAACTGTATCTTCTGCATCTGCTACTCCTTCTCTGTTTTCTTTCCACTTATCCAAAAGCATAAAAATAACTTCTTCTATCTGTTCTTTAGAATATGTCTCTGGAAAATAATTGCCGATTTTTTTTGCCGGAATTGTTACATTGATTTTACTGTTTTCTTTTTTCAATAAAACGGCATAGATATAACCCTGAGTTAATTTTCCATTTGCACTGCATTCCTTTAATTGTTCTGCCTGTTGTTTTGTCGGAAAGATATTACTGTTGACAATTCCTTCCAGAAGCCATTCCTGTTCCTGTGGTTTCAGATAAGACAATTTTTCACCCACAATCATAGGGATTTTATTATCGTCCACATATTCCAATAATCCATCTGATAATGAAGCCAGACGAATATATCTCTGCACGGTTCTTCCACTGTCCCCGGCTGTTTCACCAACCATATCTGCCGTATATTTTTCGCCTTTACTTCCCTGATGTTTCATAGCGTCATATTTCATCTTATAGGCATGAGCCTTTTCACTTGGCAGAATATTTTCACGCTGAATGTTGGAATCGACCATAATTATGACAGCTTCATCATCTGTATAGTTTCGGACAAGGACCGGCATAGTTGTTTTGCCACACAGTTCACAGCCTCTTTTTCTCCTGTGACCTGAAATCAGTTCATATCCACCTTCTGATCGGGGTCTTACCAGAGCAGGATTTAAAACACCGTAGTTTTTAATACTCTCTACTGTCTCATCCATTTTTTCATCATCGCTCACACGAAATGGATGATTTTTAAAAGGATAGAGCTTTTCCAGTTCTATTTCCACAACCTGGTTCATACTCTTTTCCGGTGATTCTTCTAATCCCAGTAACTCATCATAAGAGGTAAGCTGAATCTCTTTTTTCGGTCTACGCATGTTTCAACACCTCCTGAACCAGTTCTCTGTAACTGTCTGCCCCTTTGCTTTTTCCATCATAAGCAAATATACTTACACCTTCAGATGCTGTTTCTGCAAGACTTTCCGTTCTCGGAATCGTCTGCTCAAAAATCTTAATGTCATTTCCATATGTAGTTTTAATTGCCTGTTTGTTTCTCTTTGCATTATTGTAACGGCAATTATCCATTGTGAACAAAATACCTTCTATCTGCAATTCCGGATTAAACCTCTGATGGATTCCTTTTACCACTTTCAGTAATTCCATAAGTCCATCTGCCGCATAATATTGTGGCTGTACCGGAATCAATACACTGTCCGCTGCACTCAACGCATTGATTGTCAGCATTCCCAATGATGGCATACAGTCAATCAGAATATAATCATATTCATCTTTCAATAGTTCCAGATACTCTTTCAGTACTTTTTCCCTATCCTCAACAGTAAATAAGGACATATCCATTCCGGCAAGCAATTTATTGGACGGAATCAGATCCATCCCTTCTTCATGGTGCAAGACTGCTTCCTTTGGATCAAACTCCAGTCCCATGATGATATTTTCCATCATACTCTTTAAAGTCACTTTGAGATTTTTGGGAAATCCCAGTCCCATTGTCAGATGTCCCTGCGGATCTGCATCTACCAGCACTACTTTTTTCCCATTCTTTGTCAGTCCGGCTCCCAGATTGATGGTTGTCGTTGTTTTGGCTACTCCGCCCTTCTGATTTGCAATAGCAATTACTTTACACATATACTTTCCTCCGATTTACTGTTTTTCTTCTACTTCTACATAAACACGAAAATATTTACTTGTTCCTTTATTTGCATAAGCATCAGATACTTCCAGGACATCCAATTCTTTATGCTTTTCCAAAATACGACGAAACCATTGAATATCCTTTAAAGTACCCTGTAATCTAATTTTCAGCATACATATCCTCCCAGTCTTTGTAAAAACAATACTCTGGATAACGGATTTTAATGGCTTCCCAAAAATACCGGGCATATCCGCAGCAAAACAGATCTTCTACGGTATAATACTGACACTCTTTTAACTGATCTTCCTCTGCCTCATAATCTCCGACACTTGGTGTTCCATTACAGTAAAGGTTAAATGCCATACGGACAATCCGTAAACTTCCACTAGTCTGCCATCCTTCCAGCAGGCATTCCGTTTTTACACATCCAGTTTTAAAATTATAGATTTTATTCACATTATTTCTTGTGTCTCTGTCGATACCCAGGCAATAAACCAAAGCCCGATGGTAGACATCCTGATATCTGCATTTTTTCAGATATTCCTCATAAAATTTTTCGTGTTCCCTGCTCTTGAAAGTAATTGTGCGAGAATTGCTATTCTCTGCTCTTAACGCTGTGTTTGTCATTTTCATTTTCCTCCTGAATTTTTAATATTTTGGTATAAAAAGACACTCCATTTCTGGAATGCCCCATAAAAAATAGGGACACCCGCTTTTAACAAGTATCCCTATAATCTATCAAATATCTGATAGTCCACTATTCACTTTCATATTCAGGATTTTTTGTGTTCCCCGTACCGAGGTCTAAGGCAACCACAACGGTGACTCTCTGCACAAGCAACTTTTCCTTGTGATTTTCACCGATTTTGTTGAAACTGAAAAACTCTACAAAGTGCGTAAATTCAAGGATTTCTAGATATCTTTCCTTTGTAGTCCCACCACAGTCTCCACATGATAAGTTTGTTAAGTGTTCTGTTTTTAAATCCTTGTACGGCTTTGTACATTCTCAAATAGCCTATAAAATCAAGTATTTTTTAATAGTTCAGACTATACCGCCTTGCACATTCTTGTGTTGTATGTCTGCAATGGTGGCAAGTCGGTGGTAATGCCACCACTGAACCATCTGTTATACTAATTCGTTGACCTTTTTCTGTACAGCTGTAGGACTGTAACCCGCAGTCTTCAGGCGGTCAGTTCGTTCCTGACCATTCCCCCAGTCACCCCGAATGACTTCTTTTGCAATAGCTTCTCAACTATCCGTTTATCTAAACTGAATAGCTTCAATTCTTAATGCCTGTCCTACAGTTCCGAGTGTTGCTACTCCATCAGCTTTTGTCCAATCAGTCCAACCACTGTTCTGAATATGTACTCGATATTCAAAGTCACCCTTGAAACATAAACATTCTATACGTTTACTCTCATTTGTTGTGCCGATAACAGTATCTTTGTTTATCGTTCCATAATCAACCCAACCTTTATCCTGTATATGTGCTTTAACACCAATATCCATGCCTAAAGGATTGATTTTAAACGCTTCTAAACGTAAATTATGTCCTGTTATTCCGATAACGTTGTTGCATACAGATTCTTGTAACCAACCTTTGTTTTGTACAAATGGAGTAGCAAGGAATTTAGCAGCCATGATCTCGATCGCTTCAATTTGCAATCCTTTTCCTTTTGTTCCAGCCCAGTTTCCGTTGAATGTCCAATCCGTCCATCCGATGTTTTTCTGGTGGACTCTGTAGATGTACGGCGTATCCTTGCCGGTAACCTTGATTGCTTCGATACGTTTGTTCTGTCCTGTAGTGCCAAGGATTGTGTCTTTGTTAATGTTTTTAAACTCTTTGTCGCCTACATCCTTGATATGCACTACTACGTCTGTTTCTCCGACAGGAATAAGTCGGAACGCTTCGATTCTCCGGTTCTGTCCTGTCGTTCCTGACATACGACCATCAGACTGCCAGCACGCCCAGCCGATGTCACGGATATGTGACTGGTAAGATACCTTACCGTAATGCTGTACGGAGTCCTGAGATGTTCCACCAGATGTTACCTCACCGTCAGAATCCTCTTTTGCCGGAGATGCCGTAGCGATGCCGAATGCATTAAGGATTCCTCTTGCAAGATCGTCAATCTGGTTGTTGAATTTTGTAAGATCGTCTTTATTGGATATAAACCCATTTTCTAATAATCTGTAGCTATATCCTTTCGTTGCTGATCTGTTTACATTAGCAAGATTTGCACGTCCTACGATCTTGTTTGCGCGTCCCGGGAAGAATGAGCCAATGAAATTGGCAAGCGCAGTATCATACTGATCTGGGTTATATCCTTGCTTAATAATTACATGACCACCCTTCGCCGATGCTGATCCGCTGTCCATGTGCAGTTCTAAAATCTGCCAGTCCTTCGGGATGTTGAGTGACGTGATTCCTCTGTCTGCATACCAATTTCTGCTCGTATCTCCAAGTGTAACATTGCTTCCTCCGTATGCTACGATTCTGCTCGCAAGTGCTCTTACTCTTTCTGCCTCCGTGAATCCGTATCCCACTGCTCCAGAATCTCCTGCTCCGTGTCCGGCGATTAAAAATAAATGTGCCATATTTTGCTCCTTCCTGTGCGATGTCGCACACAAACAATAAGAGGACGATTATTCGCCCTCTGTTACTCTTCTTTATTTACCTGTTTGATTATCTGGTTAACGTATGTACTCAGTCCAGCCACAAGAATTCCCTGTACAATTGCCGTAAATACTGCCATTGCTACATTCTGTACGCCAGACAGACTGCATGTAGCAATCACATAGATTCCGCAGATTACAATCCCAATCACTCCAAGAATGATAGGAATGTATTTGTCTGCTACCGTCTGTGACTGTTTCAGTCCCATTCCGACAAAGTAGAGTACAATCGCTACTACTACAAGTTCTGGTTTCACATAATTTAAAATCTGTTCCATCATTAATCACCTTTCTTTTTTATATGTAATTCTTCAATCTCATTTCTCATTTTTGTTACTGCGCCATTCCCGCCGAGTGCGTGGTATGCCTTATACATATCGCAAAAATTCTGATACACATATGATGGTATTTCGCCAAGCTTCATGTACTTATCATGGTATTCGATAAGCTGAACCTTAAGTAAAAGCATTGTACCTTTACTGTTTGCATCCCTGTCTTTCTTCTGATTTTTCAGGAGCCAAACCACATACCCCATAACGGCAGTGATAATGATCGGTAACCCAATCGTGTATGTTGAATAAATAAATTGTTCCAACAGTCTGTTGTCCTTTCTGAACATAAAAACAACCGCTTGTGACTTCATATAAGTGTCATATAGCGGTTGTTTTTGTTCCTGTGATAATTTCCTTGTCTGTTGATTACTCTGCTAATTCAGAGCAATCAAGGTCAATCAGAACTTCCTTTACTTTGTCCTTGATTTTCTCAGGTACATCAGCAAATGTTTTTTTGCCCTTAATGATCAGGGTTGCATAGATAATTGCCATAGTCTGCACATCCTTTCTGAATAAAATTTTTATGATTAACTGAATTATCATCAGTTATCACCCTCTAAAATAGCCTTGACAGCTTCTTTCAGTCTGTCCGGTACATCGTCCAGTGTCTTAACACCTTTCATGATCAGTGACGCATAAATCTTTGCCATACTTTACACCTTCTTTCTATCCCATCATTTCATAGATTTCACACATAGCAAGCTGTGCCTGTGTAATCTCATTTTCAAGATCAGCATTCTTTTCTGCCTGAATTTTAATGTATTCGTCCTTGTCATACTCGATAAGGTCAAACTCATATCCAATAAACCCTGGTTGTCCGTCAGTCTCATCTTCATTCACTTCCGTGATATTGGAACTGACAAATACTTTTGTTTCCGTCATTTCAATTTCTTCCGGTCTGACGGTGCTTTTCTGTTTTCCATAATCAATCATGCTACATCCATTCCTTTCTTTGTGTTTGGTTTTATGTTGCGTATATAATAATCATCCGCATAAGGTAACAGCGGTACAACATACTTTTGATATAGCCGGAAGGTATCAGCATATTTCAACCAACCTTTGTAAGAATTGATTGAACACCACTCTGAATAGTTCATCATGTTCCCGGCTTCCACTTTGTTCCTGATAGCGGTCATTTTCTTTTCCATTTCCAAACAGGTGCTTTTTCTAAGTAATGTATACTTGTAAAATGTTCTATAACCTAAGAAGTCAACACCTCTTACATACGATGGGAACACCTGCCAGTTTTCTTTTATGTTCAATTTCAGTTCATTCCTGAAATAAATATCAATCTCTTTCTTCAAGGCAAACAGTTCTTCTTTTGTCTTGTCAAAGATAACCATATCATCCATATAACGGAAGTAGTATTTAACGTGCTTCTGTTCTTTTATCCAGTGATCAAAACTTGAAAAATAATAGTTACCTGAATACTGTGATAAGTAGTTGCCTATCGGTATACCAGTTTCAGGGTCAATATCTTCTTCCAACAGATAGATTGCTGTTAAGTCCTCAATCTCTGCTGTTTCAATACTGTCAATGATTTCATTTAACAACCACAATAGTTCATTATCATTGAACATTCTTGAATACTTCTCTTTCAGAAGATCGTGGTTGATTGACTGATAATAGTGTCTTGCGTCCAATTTTAAGCAATATCTGCATTCTTCCGGGTCATTCCACATTGCAGATTGTAATTTTGTCAGACCCTTGTGTATACCCCTGTTTGGTATTGCTGAATAGGTGTCAGCAGTTAGGTTATTGATGATACAAGGTTCAATAACCTGTAAGATAGCCCACTGACAAATTCTGTCAGGGAAATAAGGCAGTTTGTAAATTTTCCTTAACTTCTTACCGTCCTGTTTATAAAACACCTCATAGTCAGATGTTTTGTAAGCGTGGTTGATAAGCATTTCCTGAATCTGTTTCAGGTACTTGTCAGGATCTTTGTCAATCTCCTGAACCTCTCTGTACCAACCTTTTCCTTTCTTTGCGTGTTGGTGTGCTTTTCTTAAATTTTCAAGGTCATAAATCTTTTCATATAAGTGATCATAGCGTTTCATTCCTTGGTATTTGCATTATCCGAATTTCAGTCGGCATTACTGCCCGGTAAATACGGTTGACCTTTCCTTATTGTTCGTAAGTAAGACGGTATTCCCTGTGGGGTTGTCTGCACCGTCTATTTTTATTTTTTGCCTAGTGGCATGGTTGAAAGAACCGCACAGTATTATAGAAATAGCCGGATGTTTCCACCCGGCTATATTTTGCAATTATTAAGTGACCCCTGATATTCCGATTACGATTACCAACACTGTTATTCAGATTCCAATAGAAACTGCCTGCATTATCCCAATTATTCCAATTACTGCCTAATTGAGCAATATATTTGTTTTTCATGGTGTTCATTACAGGTAATAACAAACAATATCAGAAGTTCTTTCAACCTAATGAATTAAATTTACAAGTTACGTTTTAAGCTGCCATTTTCTGTTTCCATGCTTCGATTGCAGCGATATAAGTAGCAGAATCACGTGTTGGAATATATACCAAGCGACCCCCGATATACCGACTACGATACCCAACACCGCTATTCAGAGTCCAATAGAAACCGCCCGCACTATCCCAATCACCCCAACCACCGCCCAATCGAGCAATACGGTAATCATTCAAGTTGACAGTGATATATGTGTAATCACCAACAGGTAATGAACTGTTACCAAGGCATTCTGACGCAATAAATAACCAGTCACAAGCTGTTGAATATCCCATTGCTGAAATATAACCGTTTGCGTTTGTTACTGTAAATCCGGCAGGTTCATAGTTTCCACTGTTCTTTGATTCTGCAAAACTGAAATCAGAACAAATATAAGGCTGACCACCGCCCATTTTTCCATTGCCCCAAATATTGATACCATAGACAAATTTCCAAATGTTGCCCCAAAAGTTTTCTTTACCTCTCCAACATACAGAAGTCTTACCGTCAACAGTGTATTCTTTAGCAACACCACCTTCATATGTGGTTGTTTTCTCTGCCCTACCTGTACCGTTTCCAAGACTTGCTGTACTTCCGGTTGCAGCTGCATAAGAACTTGTTGTGTCACTTCCAGTAGTCCAAGCTAAGGAAATCACACCCTGTGCAATAGCGGTCTGCAAGTTCATCATACCCATTTCAATGATCATAAGCATCTGTTCAGCAGATACCTGTTTAATCAGATCACCATGCCAGTTTGTTCCCCTGTTCTGTGCCATTGCTTCAATATTCGGTCTTGTAAGGTTCTGTGAAGAACCGGATGCAGGTCTTGCACCTGCGATTGATGAAAACTTATCTTCACCAGTGTTCATAACCTGTTCATCATTCAACAGATATGCACTTGCTGATGTATCGTAAATACTACCCTCATAAGCACTTGTCAGGAAGTAATCAATTTCATTTCCTGATGCATCATAGAATGCCGGGTGAAGTCTGAAACCTACACGTGGCTTTTCTGACACATAATAGTTTGCCTTTCTTAAGTGGTAACCAATGCCTGTATCAATAGGGTCATACTCTACAGGACACACCAAATAATAGAACTTTGGCTGATATACCATTACCTGACCCATTGAACCATCTTCTTTGTAATCTGCATCACCGTACCATGCCACGATAGAACCATCATCAGCAACATTACAACGTTTACGACCACCAAACATTGTGAACTTATCAAAATCAGAACCTTTTGTAAGGTTGGCTGCTCCGGCAAGTCTTTTGAATGTTTTATTTTTGTAATCGACCTGAATACCAACAATATCATCAGCAGTGATACCCAAATAGGCACGAATATCTGCCACACCTGAAAGAATTTCTTGACTGTTGAAGTTTTCACTTTTCAGTTCATCAATGTTCCTTGCAGCACTTGCGTTTTCCGCATTTAGTGACTGTAATACATTATTAGCTGTTTCAACAGATGCATCAAGATTTTCCTTTGCAGTATTGGCTGTACTCATGACATTAGACAATGAAGTTTTAACTGAACTTGCACTGTTAATTACTTCCTGAAGCTGATTTTTTGCTGCACTTGCATCAGAAATTGCAGAATCAAGATTTTTCTTTGATGTTACCGCTGTAGCGTTGGAACTATCCAACTGACCCTTAATCTGATTTGCATTATCAATTACATCCTGTAAATTACTCTGTGTGGTTGTTGCACTGTTAATTACTTTTTCAAGATTTGCCTTTGCTGTATCGGCATTACTGATTGATGTATTTGCAGCACTAGTTGCAGAATCAAGATTTTTCTTTGATGTATTTGCAGCACTAGTTGCATTTGTCAAATTTGCCTTTGCTGTGTTGGCCGTACTTGTAGCGTTCTGCAAATTGGTTTTTACTGTATTAGCTGCACTTGTAGCATTTTGCAAATTAGTCAATGCAGTACTTGCAGCATTGAGTTTCTGCTGTACTGCATCAACATCTTCATCAACCGCATCTTTTGCAGCAATTACTTCTTTTTTCAGATTAGCATAAGAATTATTATCATCATTTACTTTTTCAAGTGCATTTATAATAGATGATCTTACTTCTTCACCGTATACTGCATTTTGAATCTGATCAATATAAGGCTGTATATTTGCCATTTATCTCATCCTTTCTATGATCCTATAGCAATCCAACTATAAGTTACATTTTCCATAGTGTTTGTTGTGCTTGTGCCATCTTTTGGGGTATATACCACATTACCATCAGTTACTTCTATAGTTCCATGCGAAAAAGATAAAGTATTTAGATACTGACTATGTGATACACCAGTTGCGTATATAGTCCCATCGTCATACAACAACGAACGAACACCGTCAGAGTTAGGGTAATTCTGAGCAAACAATACTAATTTTTCAATTATAGACAATCCCGTTGGTATGGTAAGTGCATTTGCACCTACACCCGGAATAGATCCTGTTTTTATCATTTTCCCGGTACTCATTTCTAATGTACCCTCCACTTTTAACCCGGCTGTACTAGTAAAAGTCCTGCCTTTTAAAACTGCATTAGCATCAGCTGTACCGAAATCCGCTGCTGATACTCCTACCGAAAAATCAGTTTCACCACTAAGGATCATCCGCTGTTCATCATTATTTGGTGCAATCTTTCCTTCAATATCAATAAACTTTAAATTCATTCCTGCAAAAGTAGTCGTTCTAAATTTAGTTGCGCTCATGTTATATTTATTAATTTTTATATTCGTTGGTAATGTTCCAGTTACTTTATTACCCTCAATATAGGCTGTTTTTCCTTCGGTTATATCTATCGCTGTGGCTGTAGCATCCGCTGTCAATGCTCCGATATAATCAGACCCTCTTGTTTCCTCTTCTTCTGGTGTAAGAAGTTCAAGACCTTCAAGGGTAATACCTTCTGCGTAGGTAGTATTCCATTCTCGCTGTGTAGAATTTTCTATAACACACACATTAAAACGTACCGTCCCCTTATAAGACGTAACTTTTCTTTTTAACTGCCATTCAAACGTTGCAACATCTTCTGTTACCTTAAAGTTTTCAACAGAATATCTATCTTTTCCTGATGATGCACCTGATGCATTCTGTACATTGATATATATGGTCGACTTAGATAGATCAATATTGTCACCAACAATTTTAGGACACTTGAAGTATTTTCTCTGTCCTTTTTCGTCAGATTCTACTCCAAGTAATTTTTCTGACTGCGGAACTATAATTACACGGTTTTCAGCATCAATTTCACAATATACTATTTCCGTCATATTCACCATCCTAACTTATTGAGTTTAATTTTCTTTCTACTTCCTGCAACCTCTTGTCTAATTCATACAAACTTTGGAGTGGAACAAAAAATTTTGTGTAGTTTTCTATATTTAACCCATTTATATCTACACAGTATAAGAGTGCCTTATATTCTTTACCACCTTTTAGAATAGATTCATTTCTCCACGATGTGTTATGGTTATAACCGTCACTAGAAGGTATGCTGTTGCCTTTCACAACTTCAAACTCGACTTTTTCCACTCCACCATTATTTGTGTATTTTAAAAAAATATTATCCGTTCGTTTTTTTCCTTGTTCGCCAGCTTCAATGTTCAAAATTGTGCTATCATCTGGTTTTGTCCATATATGACGCCCTTCCATAATTGCGTCACCATCTAATATTTTAATCGCTGTATTAGATACAATTTCTATCTTAAATTGATTGCCTGTTTCAAGAACATGAAACCCTTCACCAAACATATTTCTGTACAATGAACCATCAGCCGCTGCGGTAACCTCTATACCATTTCCGGTATTTAAACTAACTGCCATCCTTATTCACCTACCTTATATGTTACTGTACATCTATCATTCTTAATCTTTACAATCTCACTACTTATAACTTCTTTCATAGTCACACCTGTTTGTCTGTTTTTTCCACCTACAATGTCACCAATGTCCACATCTAATTTGTCAAATTGTGCTGTTAATGAGTCTCTGTTTTTCAATTCATTCAGTTTTTGAATACCTTGTTTTCTGAGTTCTTCATCGGATTCTATATTTCCATATTCATAAATTTCTGTTATTTCAGATACTCCTTTATAATACTGTGTGTCCCCCACATTCCCGTAGTTATCTACATATAAATGTACAACTGTACGTTCTGCAAGTTCTCCACCCCCAAGACACATAAGGTGATTCACACCACCGCGATTTTGCTCAAAAATCACTTGCATACCATAATCATCAGAGTATTCATATTTTTCTGACAGATCTTCAATTTGATTTGCACGAATTTGAACTTTCGTTTCTTCTGTAGCTATACACACAAGTTTCGCATTAACAGACGATAACATTTTTTGGACACCTGCATACATATCTGTATACCGTTCAAATTGGTTATTTGATATTTTTATACCTGCATCATCTGTAGGCACAATAAAAAGGTCAGATAGTCCGACCTTTTCTATAAGCTGTTCTAATATTCTATTTGCATCACCAGATACTATATAATAGTCTTGACCGCTTTCAGGTTCGATGATTTTCTTTTCAAGTATTCCTCTAAAAGCACGGCCTGAGTAATAAACGGTATTTTTCTTGGTATCTATTTTCACATCATCGACAATACCGCCGTATTCTGTATTTTCTACATACCATATACTTCCATGAGACATACAATGATTCTTTAAGTTCATACCGATCTGAAAATCATTATCTTTTCCAATATCCAAATCTATTGAATAGTTATGTAGCTCACCTTGCGGTAATCCGCTTGAATCTGTATATATTACCATCCCGGTTCACTCCTTCTATCCAAAAGTATCAGGTCAAACCCAAAAGTTCCATCATACAATACTGCACTTTCACCTGTAGGAATTTTTTCAAAGATATATGAATTTTTAGCCGCTTCCCAGAACCGATTTTCTATACTTCCATCCTGTTTTATCAGTTTTATTGTTCTTTTATTCGAATCAATCTCAATTCTTTGCCCTTCCCCCACAGATGTGTTCATCTGATAGACATGACCACCTATAGTAATAGACGGGTTTACAACTTCTCCATAAATTCTTAATCGGAAATCACTTGATACAAAAAACGGATTAACCACACTATTACTTTGAGCATAAGACGAATAGGTATATGGGTAAGAAACCGGGTATTCCTTTTTCTTACCGTCTTGTATTTCATCATTTTTCATAAACATGAATTCTTTCTCCATAATCCAGTCCGGTGAATCAGAAATCATGGTCACTGTAAGAACCATATATCCATTGCAATAATAATAATTAGATTTTTTGGACGCATTGAAATAACAAGACATATGATATCCGTTTATTTCCAGTTTCCCCGGTGTTTCTGCGAGAATATCACGCTCAAAAACCTCATATATATGATTTCTTATATTTAAACCTTCGTCTTCTTTTGCCGCAACGATGATTGTTGCATTTTTCTTTGTAACGCCCTTATGAAAATTTGTAATTTCATCATAGTCACTATCATAAAACCACTCATAATCATAGAACTCGCTGTCATTTAAGAAAATTCCACCTGAACCAAACTCTATAGTCTGGTTCAGGTGGTTTGTGTAAGTGGCTTTATTAAGCATATTTTCTCACCAACCTCGCAACTTCACGCCCCTCTACATCAAATTCAACATAATTTGTTAATACATCAATCATAAGTTCTCTTAATCCACCGTTCTTCATCCATGCATATATCATCTTTAATACTTCCGCTGATTCTAAATTATCTGAATCCTGAACTGCGGAGTTGATCATATCCATAAGGCTTTGTGTTCCGACAACCGTTTCACTTCCGGCTTCACCACCTGCCAAGAACTGATTTGACTTGGCATTATAACCGAAAATAGTAGGCTGATTCATGATCATACCATCGTCCATTGCTTTCTTGTACCATTCAATACCAAAGTGCGGTACACTTGGTGGTGTCAGGCTGAAAGAACCGCTGATTGAAATATGTGGTAATTTGAGTTTTGGCAATGACCACGAAAAATTGAAGAAACTTTTAATTCTGTTTATAGCGTTACTTACAATGTTCTTTGCACCTTCAAGGATACTGCTGAACTTATTCTTAATATTTCCAAGTATATTGGTAACTGTCGAATAGGCATTACCAAGACCACTTGAAAATGAATTTTTAATCTCTGATACTTTGTTTAAAACTGCCTGTTTTGCTTCTGACATTTTTGACTTGAACTTATCGGCTACTGCTGAAAGTTTACCGCCGGTCAAATTGTCAATGAATGTGTACCCGGCTGAGTAATACCCTTTTACACCTTCCATTGCTGCTGCTGCAATTCCATTGATTCCACCGCCATGTTCAGCATATGCAGTTTTCATGTTTTGTAGTTTTTCAGACACCGTATCTTTTGCGGCCTGCATTATAGTACCCATCGTTCCCTTGATCTGTGAAAACTTCTCTGAAACAACTTCTTTCATTGCCGAAAACTTCTCTGATGCAGCGTCTTTCAAGTTTCCAAAAAAATTCTTAATTGATTCAATTTTTTCACCAATGGATTCAGCTAAATTTGAAAAAGCTTCTTTTACTGAATCCCATGCAGCTGTAACTGCTTCTCTGAAACCATCATTGGTATTCCATAATGTGATCAGTGCAGCCACAAGTCCGGCTATAATTGATATAATAAATACAGCAGGGTTTGCATCCATTGCTGCATTCAATCCGGTTTGTGCTACTGTTGCAGTTTCTTCCACACCTGTTAAAATTCCGATTGCTGTACTCACTGCACTAATCAATGATGATATTGCCATTGCAACCTTTAAGGTTACGAACCCGGCAGCAACTCCGGCTATCAGTGGTGACCAATCCTTGAACGTTTGGATGATCTTAGGCACATCTTCAATAAGACCACCTAGTTTTTCAAGGAAGTTTTCAACACCGTCCATTCCTTTTTCAAAGAATGTTGTAAAATCAATTTTTTGAATCCAGTCAAATACCCTTTGTAGGGCATCACCGACAGAGGTTGCAAACGCATCCCAATCAACAGTTTCCATCCAGTCCGACAGCTGCTGTAAAAATCCCATAACAGTAGGTGCAAGTTTTGAACCTACTTTTGTCAGAATATTTTCAAACAATGCCTGTACTGAACTCCATGAACCTGATATTGTAGTACCTGCTTCAAGTGCTGTTGTTCCGGTTATACCTAAGTTATCCTGAATCTTGTGAATAGCTTCAATCATTTGGTCAAACGTTACGTTATCCAAACTTTCAATCTTTTCACCAAGTACACCTGAATCATTTATCAATCTGATCATTTCAGACTGTGTACCACCATAACCAAGTTTCAGGTTATCCAACATCGTGTAATTTTGCTTTGCAAAACCCTGATAAGCGTCCTGTATAGAACCTATGTCAGTACCCATCTTGTTAGCATTATCTGACATATCAGTGATAGCAAGGTTGGTCAGTTCAACCGCTTTTGCAGTATCACCGCCAAGACCCTGAATCAATGAAGCAGCAAATGAGGTTGCGGTGTCCATATACTTATTTGAACTCATCCCGGCTGTCTTATATGCCTTTTTAGCATAATCAATCAGTTTACCGGAACTGTCTTTGAATAGTGTTTCAACACCACCAACTAACTGTTCATATTCAGCATAGTGACCAACCGCTGATTTTGTCACATCTGCCATTTTTGCAGCTAACTGTGTACATCCTGAAATTACTTTTGTGATTGCTGTAGATACTAAATTCGCAAGCGTGGCTTTCCATGTTGTAAATCCACTGTCTGCATTTTTGGCAGCTTGTCCGGCATCTTCTACTGAATTGCCTGCACCACCTGCCTTTTTGTCAACATCTTCCAGTGTTTCAGCAGTACTCTTTGCAGACTTTGAAACCTTTTCAATGTTGTTCACCGCATCAGCGTAATTGATCGTTATTTTTCCAACCAACGAAAAAATATCCAACGATTAGCCACCCCCTTTCAACGGTGGCACGAATCCGTTCAGAATTTTATTTGCTTTTTCCACCTGTAACTTAATCTGTGCATTGTTCATTGTCGGTTCAGTTTGTTCAGTCTTTTCAACTTTCGGTGGTGTACTCATAAACCGCTGTTTAAATTCTTCAAAATTTCCAACATCATCAGCAAGTGGGTTTGCTGTGATTGCACAGTATAAGTCCCACTGTCTATCTTCATTCTCCTGTTTCAGAACAGTTCTAACAGTAGCGTCTAACTTTCCTCGACTGATTGCTTTATCTAAATAGCTGTAGGGGTTGCCATATCTACGGTTGCAGCACTCATCGAATCGTTCTGTTCCGTACCCACTAATTCGGCAACACCCTCGAAAAAATCCATAAGATCATCTTTCTTAGCAAAATCTTTTACCATGACAGCAAACTGTTTCAGCTTGAATTTCTTTACATCATCAGCAGTAACCGCTGTACCGTTGTCCCACTCCATACAGTTAGCAAAAAACTTACAGATTTCATTTCTTGCCTTTGAAATGTTCTTGATCAGAATGCCACACACCTTCATAGCAATGACAATACCAACTTCTTTCATATTCGTACCGGATTCCTGCAACTGCTGAATCTCGTCTTTGTCAAATGCACCAATAACCTGTTCTACTCCGATAACTGCAAGAACCTCACAAAAGTCAAATGCGTTATCAACCGTTAAATCCTTAAATCTGAAATCTGTCATGATTATTTATCCTCACTTTCTTTTTTCGATCTGTTTCTTCTACCGCCATTTGCAGGTTTATCCTGTTTTGGTGCAGATGTTTCTTCATGTTCAACAGGTTCAGTCTGTTTACTTGCTGTTTCCTGTTCCTGATTTTCTACCTGTTCAGCAGGTGCAGCAGGTGTTTCCTGCTGCACCACTTCATCAGAAATATCAACCACGAACATCCCTTTATCCTGAATTTCTGCAAATCTTTCTTCTGTCATATCCAGTTTTTCACCGATCACATGACCTTCACCTGTGTACTTGTCTGTATATTCTCTTACTACTACAACTCGCATAATTCACACCCCCTACACAACAGCGTTTGGATAGTAAATAGCAATATCCAACTTGTTTAAGCTGTCGTTTTCAAGGTCAGCCGTGCATTCAAACTTGACCGCAAAAGTGGTCTGTGTTGCGTTTTTGGTCTCAAGCTCAAACGCTTCGGTGCAAAGTGCATTCGGTAAAATAATGATTACATTTTTACCGCTTGAAAGTGTTCCAACATATGCAACATTTTCAAGATAATCTGCTTCTGTGATGTTTTCCTTAGATACATATTTGACATAGGTTGTATCTTCGGAAGTGGATTTTACAAGGTGTAATGCACTTACAAGAATATCTTCTGTAAGTTCTGTCATCTGACCTTCAAGTGTGGCAGATTCACCAACCTTCTGTTTGCTGACACCTTTGATCAGCACCGTTGCACCGTCTACATCAACATCTAACCACTGTGCTTCATAATTGAACTTAAGACCGCCGGAAGTTGCACCAAGTGGTGTACCAGTCCAACCACTGGTTGATTTCTCATACTTAAGATTTTTGTAAATGACACCTGCACCCAAGATCATATTCTTGATAGTTTCAGATGTAATACCATGCTTTTTTAAGCCCATTCTTTTATGCTCCTTTCCACTCATGTGTGTTAAGTGTGATCATAATTCTATATAAATCTTCATCACCTGTCGGTATCTCATTGCAGGTGTTGTATGTTACATAAAACGCACTGCATTTTTCATCAACCATACCGTCTTTTAGGCTGAAAGTATCCCACTCCCATGAAGATTCAACCGTACCTGTCACATCTTGGAATGCTTTTTCTATACGATCACACAAAAAAAGAATCGGCATCTTTGAACCTCTACACCAACCATTTAGTGTAAAAGTTCCAGTATGTTGCCCATTCTCAAAACTGTAACTATTTTCACTGTAATCACCTACAAAATACGGATATGTAACTTTTTTCGTCCATTCCCCATATTCGTAAGGAATACCAATCTGTGTTAATTTTTCATTTATGAAATTTAAGAGATCAACCATACACCTAACCCCCTAAATTCTGTTTAATTACATTTACAAGCTGTTTCTTTATCTTTGGGACTACACTCTGAAATGCTTTCGTGAGTGGTTGTCGTGGTGTTTTTCCGTAAGTATGGTAAAATTTACCGTCTTTCTCACTCTTATAAACCCAACCGCCTTTTCTTCCATCACCATGCAGTGCATATTCACCAGTACCAAATTCTTCCCAAATCGCATTTTCAAGGTCTGAACCTACAGCGACAGTTGATTCATCTTTTCCTTCATCAACCATATATTTGTAAGATCCCTTTGTTTGTCCGGTATCAACCCGGCTATTCCTTTGGGTCTGTGCCTGTATTTCACCACCTACTTCGTGAAGGAATCCAATAACCCCTTCCGATAATGCAGCTTTAATTTTTGCTGTGTTATCTGTAAATTCAACTGACATACTACTGACCCCCTATAAATCTTAAATAGATTTCTAAATGATCATGCATATTCATAGGGTCATCAATCAGAAGGATTTCATACACTTCACCGTTTACAACCATTCTTGCATTGTCACTTGTCACATCAACGGTTTCCTGTTCATCCGTCTTACTGATTACACCTGTCAGAAAACTGAATGGATTCCAAACCCAATCAGTTGACAGGTTTTTCAGATTGGTAAAGTCACACAAGAAAATGTGTGTACTTTCCTGAACCTTGGCATAAAAAGTTGTGTGCTTTGAATCACCTGTTGATAAATCCAACCAACCTAAGATTGATGTACAATCAACCCACTTGTGTTCACGCTCACCTATGGCATTTCTAAGGCTTTCTTTTTTTACCTGTAACAATGCTTGAATGTTACCGCCAACACTCATATAACTAGAATCTTGCCTTTATATAAGGCTTTAAGAACCCAAGTAAGGCAACAGGATAGCCCATAACTTGATTGTTAGCGTCCTGATCAAAGTAAGTTACACTGTATCTTGACAGCGTTTCAGATTTGACCCCGGTTTTCGGTCTGTTCTTAATGTCCCACTTGAGTAATTCAAGTACACCTGCACGAACATCAGCCGGATATTCCACTTTAGTGATCAGGTTTGTACTTTTGTACAATTCCTGATTAACTCTGATGAAATCATCACCAATTTCAGTAATGGTATACAGTCCATCATTCACCATTGACTGTGAAATCTGAACTGTATCATTTACTTTCAAAAAATCTGACGTTCCAAGCAGTCTGTTACCCAAACTATCAGCTGTAAATCGAACAAACCGATTCTGAAAATTGTTGTTTGTGTATGCTCTGATCATAAGTTCAGCAGCGTTCAGTTTTTCTTCAATTACCTTTTCATTTTGTTGCACAGCAAATTCAGGTAATTTCATTACTTCATCAACTGCTAATATCATCAGATCACCCTTTCTTATACAACCGGTGTACCAACCTTAGACTTGATAAGCCCCATCTTAACATTCTTTGTATTGAACTTAAGGCTGTAGTTTGCAGACTTACCAAGCTCTGCATAAGTCGGTGATTCTTTTGCAATCTGATCGACTGCTAAAGAAAGACCGTTTGGATGCAGTACCTTACCCTGCTTAGTATAGAACTTATCAATACCTGCGGATGCTTCCGGGTCATAGTTGGTTGTATACTGATTCTCATAATTGAACTTATCGCAAGATAAAAATGCACCTTCGCCAAACAGATATGTGCTGTAAACCGCATCTGCACCTACCCCTGTAGCTGTAAATCTATCAGTTACAAGTACGTGTTTACCTGCGATAGTTGGCAGTGTAATTTCTTTCTGAATCACACCGTTGACAACATACTTGTCATAATCAACCATTTCCATCTTCTTGTACTCTTTGAAGATCATGGAATGCATAACCATCAGACCAAGACCACCTGCCATATCACCAAGTGCTGCCTGTTCTGCGTCATAAATTGTACCTGCTTCAATGTTTGTCTTAGTACCTTTAGTAAGATCAAGTACATGATCACTAAGTGCTGCAACTGCTAATACTGCCTGTGCAATGTTCATCAGTTCTTTTTCCCAAACCTGACCATAATAGCCTGCAATCTTATTTCTGATCAGTGTCATAGGGTCAGCACCAGTTAATTCCTTTGTGAAGTCTTTAGCCTTGAATGCTTTCATTCTCTGAATAAGCATACAAGTCTGTTTGTCACCGCTGATTTCAACAGGTGTGTTGTTTGTTTCACCATCGTTGTTAAGTGCTTCCATACCGCTTTCATTTGCGTCAATCGGCTTATAGATTGGGATTGTTGCCACGTTTCCATGCTCACCGATTAAGTCCATAATAGAACTATCCTGCTGAACAATACCGGATGCAAGGATTGGTGTAGTCCAATAATCTGCTTCCTGCATCATTCCTGCAAATACTTCCTCGTCAAATTCAAATCCACCAAAATTACCCGTTCTTGGCATTTAATTCACCTTTTTAACCTTTCTTAATGTACGTTTAACTGTTTGAATAATTCCGGGTTTTCCTGTTTAAGTTTCATTCTTTCGTTGTAACCCATCTTAAGGAACTGTTCTTTGGTAACTGTCTTGTCTTTATCTCCACCCGGCAGGTTGTTTTCAAGAATCTTTCTGCTACCACTCTGCTGCTGATTACCATTGGATGCTTCAAACATGGTAGGATGCTGTGTTTTAAGACCTGAAATCAGATCATCTTCACCCTTGATTTTTCCATCATCACCAAGTTTGATTTCACCTTTTTCCTTTGCCTTGAATACAAGATAATCAACATCAACCGCACCTGCTGCAACCAACGCAAATTTCAATGCATTTTCTGTTTTCAGTTCTGCATTCTCTTTCTTAAGGTTTGTAATCTCTGTTTCATATGCAGTGATTTTCTGCTGTGTTTCTTCGTCTTTCCCGGCTGACTTTTTCAGTTCTTCAATCAGGTTGTTTGCCTTGGTCAGTTCTGTAGTCTTACCGGAAAGGTCAGTTTCAAGGTTGATGTATTTGTCCTTAGACACATAACCACCATCAGTAAGGTTGACCATCTTGATCAGCTTCTCTTTGTTCTTTTCATCACAGTTATAGGCATTGATTGCCTGCACCAGTTCATCATAGGTGATAGCCTTATCACCAAAAAATGCTTTTAAAAATTCCATGTTCTTCTTCCTTTCTCCGTCACGTTTTTATATCCGGTGTCACCGGAAACGGTCAACAGTTTATATCCCATGTTGCAGGGGTATTTCAGCAGCAGTTTAAACGTCATAAGCCTTTTTCGGACATATTTTTTTCAAAACTAAAATCTATTAATAGTAGTTTCGTCTGACCACCAGCCAAATGTATCGTTATCACCATAAGCTTTGACGCTTACTGTGGCTCCGTCCATACCATCTGTGATGAAATCATCAGTGTAATTATTGCTGTAAAATGCTGTATAGGTTGTATCATATTCTTTCCATGTTCCATCGGCTTTTGTGATACGCACTATGTAAGATGTTGCGTTTTTGACCTCTGACCATTTGACTGCTACGTGACTGTAATGAAAATACTTTGATGCACTCTTGTAATACGATGCATAATTTACTGTTGGTTTTTCAAGAATACACTTCTTGAACCAATTTTTCACTGCGTTACTAATAGCATCTTCTAAAGCACCATCAGGCTGAAAGTTGATATCTGGAATCTCTACGGATGGTGGATTAAGTGGTGGTGTACAAGCATATGCTGGGATAGTAGAACCTGCAATCATCATGGTTACAATTAAAGCACTTACTAATTTCTTCATAATAAATACATCCTTTCTTTGTACGACAAAAAGACACCCTTGCGGATGTCTTAAAAATACTATTTAACCCATAGTTGGGAGATAATCAGGATCACCGAACCTTTCTATGATACCAAGTGAATATACAACGCTTTCATGTTCCTTTTATCCCCCTTTCTGACCTTATATAACGGTAATATAGGTAATTAAAAAGCAAAGGTATACAATTCTGTACCTTTGCTTTTTAATATCTATCTTTGAAGAAATCAGCCCAGTATGGATTTTCTTCATCGAATATTTTTTTCTGTTCGTCAGTCAGTTCATGTGGGTAATCTCTGAACATATTGAAAATATGTTTTTTGTCAAAACTAAATAACCACTCACCAACTTTTTCATGATCATCTACCCACCATATTTTATCATCAGGGTTATTTTTAAAAAATTTACTTGGTTGTGCCATATTGTCCTTTCTTCTGCTCTGAATCAGCAGTATTTATATACCCTAACAACCGTTTGAAGTCATCAGTATTGAAATCTGAATCAGCAATATCTATCATTCCATGAACCTCTTGTGACCACTTGTTTGATTTACTTGAACAACCAAAACGGTTTACCAATGTATGACGAACATTACCGTTAAAATCATGCCACCCACTCTGTGTAGGTGATTGAAGTTCTAAATATTGCAACACTTCATCAGTTGTTTTCCTAACTATTGCTGCATGCTTTCCAACATAAAGATAATATTCTTTTCCGACTTCACATTGCTTCAACAGATTCTTCCCCACAGTTGCGGTACACGCACCTTTGGCAGTTATTTTTTTAATACCCTTAGTTTCAAATAATGATTTCAGGTTATAGGTGTTTGAAAAGAAGCTCTGACTTTCCCCACCACGAAAATCTAAAACGTTCCATCCCTGTTTCTGTCCTATATACGCAAGTCCTAAAGATGCACATGAACCGCCAGTAAGGTCACCACCTGATAAAGTCTTTATGATTTCATCAGATGTCATTTTTATTTTTTGATTTTCAACAGCATTGTATGGTACTTTCAATCTGTCATTCAATGTTTTGAAAAATGCATCATATGTTGAATCATCTGAACCTTTCGGTTTAGATAGTGTTTCCACCTTCATTGTATCAGCATTGTCAGGAAGTTTCAAATACTTCTGTTTGAAGTCCTCAAAATCTTTTGTTTTATCCAGTCCAAAAAATGCTGCACGTTCCTGTAAGGTCTTTAGTTCATCATCGTCTAAAGCCCATTTTGCACGTTGCAGCAGACAGCACCGACAGTTACAAACGTTCTTTGCAGAACCACCAACACCCGGTGCTTGCATTTTCTCACCGCCAACATCAAACGGTTCATCAATTTCCCTGATCTGTCCATCTGCTTCTCTGTGTTCCGGTCTTGTCCTACTGTCAAGTGTAGCATCCCACTGTTTGACTATATCAGCACCCTTTTTCTTTGCTACATGCTGACCGTAAAGAGCTGCTTCATTCTGTATTCTATGTCCTTCCGTCCGGGCAATCCGTATTGCATTATTAATTGCTTTATTAAATGGGCTGTTCATACCCTTAGCAATCCTTACCGCCATTTCATTCCAAGATGAACCGCTACTGATCCCCCTTGAAAGTTCAGCACGAATTGAGCGTTTCAAATAATCAACATCTTCACCCAAACGCTTATACAGACCGCTCGACAGTTTACTGTTGGTTTTCAATGCTTTGACAACCTGATCTTGCTGAATTGGTATTACAAGCGGTATACCTGTACTTTGCAAATCATAGAACATACCAACGTAACCGTTGATATATGACTGTTCCAAGTAATCAGCAATGGTTGTAAATTGACCTTCATGTAGGTCATAAAGCATTGCTTCAAGCTGATCAACCATCATTTGCTGATATTCCTTTTGGTATACTATACTTTGCAGATTTTCAAGGTCTGTCCTTGCAGACAGTTCCCTGATTTTCTGTTCACAATCCTTTTTCGCCTGTTCATATACCAGTTCTAACAGCTTGATTAATTTCTTTTCATCGTTAAGCTGTGCTTGCTGCACTTCCTTCTGTGCTTTGTTCATCTATTCCACCACCTTCATCATCCGGTATAATAGAATCAAGATCATCTTGCACCTGCTGCACCTTAGCAGCTTCATTATCCGGCAACTTGTCCTTTATATCCTCATAGTCAAGGTCAAGAACGTCACATATATACTGAATAGTCAGATCATTACCAAAAATCTGTGCAAGTGATAATAGTGTATTAATCTGTACTTGCTGTTTCTGTGCTTCTGTAAGTTCATTCTGTTCATTTTCCTGTTCATTACTCATTACTTCGTGGGTGAACTCAAAATAAACATCTGTGATCTGATAATCTGTACCGTTCTGCTGATTGATTTCATCAATGCAGACTGCTACGATCTTACGCAAGAACCGCTTGATGTTCCTTTCAAGGTGTTTACATCTAAGGTCAAGCAGTGAATAGGCTGCTTTGATTGCAATATTGGTTGTTGCTGATGTATCTTTCAGACCTGACAAGTTCAGACCCATACCAAAACGGTATATGTTCTTTTCATCCAGTTCCAATTTAACCTTCCGGGCTTCATACGGTACATCTACTGTATGTACTTCAATACCACCATCTGAACCGACACCAACAATCTTTTTTGTCTTAAGATTCTGTTGCAATTCATCAAGGTTATCACCTTCAAACCCTTTGACTGCATATAATGGATGATCAAAGTCAATCAGGTTGTTGGAAAGACTGGATGCCATAAGGTCATAATCATCAATCAGGTCTTTTACCGCTTTCAGGTTGCTGAACTGTTTCTTGTTATTATCCAACCGGAAGAATGGCAAGAAGCCAAGTGAATCAATATAGGTGTTATCATCACCGTCAACCTGATACAGTATGTGTGGTCTTGGGTTCACCTCGGCTTTATTGTCAAGCTGTATTTCCCCTTCATCGGTCTGAACATAGTAAACTACCTGTTCATCATCCCAGTCCATAATTTTCTTGATTCTGTGACCTTCCTTGTCAACCCGATCAACGTACCAGTATATTACATGGTCTTTCTTATCTTCTGCAAACCGGGCTTCTACTTCCACAACTCCGATACTGTCAGCACACGTGAATTTCAGCTTGTCAGTGCTGTCTTTCATAGCGTACATATAAGCAAAACCTTTTGTCTGACAGTCTGTAAGTGTTTCTGACAGTTCATCAATAAAATCATCGTTATTATTGAATCTTGCATCAAGTTCACTCTGTAGTTCAGGCACATCACTGAATACAAAACCATCTGAACCTGAAAGAGTGTACTGTGTACCCTGTTCTGTCAGTTCCTTGAAAAATGGGTGCGGTATTCTCACATTTGCCCTACTTGTATCTTCCACAAGCTGACCATCAGAATTGAAGTAAAACATTCTGTAATTTTTAATGTCGTGATCACCGTCAAAATAGCGTTCACCTATTCTTGCAAAATGTTTTTTCGCTGATGCAGCATCTTCATCAATAAACATTTTTATTTCTTCGGTTGTAAGCACCTGTCACCCCACCTTTCTATAATCTGATTTGTAAGGTCAATAATTTCATCCCCATGAACCCCGAAAAAGTCACACATTGCTTCTTCACCCTCAACCGTATGACCGTATGAAAACATAAATGCATGAACCAATTCATGAATCAGTGTTGAACGTGTTACTGATTCAGAACGTCCGTCCATAATGCTGATCAGAAGTTCCTTATATTCGGTCAGCCCAAAATTATAGCTGTTTGGGTCAGGGTTCATTTTTTTTGCATTTGCATCCACCAGTTTGACCTTCCATACATCATTGTGAATCTTTATTTTCATGATTTTAACCGTACAGCTATTTGTATAACCAACCGCTGCCTTTCTTGATATATTTTTCTAATGCATACCGCATTGCGTCCATAAGATGATTGAAGTCATCAATAGGGCGGTTCAGTTTATTACCGAACTTGTCCTTATCCCAAGTATAGTTGCTGATCTCCGTCAAGAAATTCACACATCTTGGGTGTATGATGATTTCAAAGTCCTGAATAAACTGAATACCGCTGTTGATACTGTCCTTGCCTTTTTCAGCACCTTTGACTCTAAGACCATAACCCTTTAACTGATCAATAGACTTTGGTTCTGCTGAATCTGCTGTGATTCTTTCCTTTGCATAGCCCATATCAGTGATATTCTGATATATTCGCTCATTGGAAAGACCTGCTGCATACATTTCATCATACACGAATATCTTTTTGTTCTTCGTGTCAATGAATCCACAAAATAATGCAGATGGGTCATTTGTATAACCAAAGTCCAAACCAAACGCTGAATCAATCTTGTATTGCTGTCTGATCTGTTCTAGCGTAAAGGCTTCTTCTCTCCAATTCTCATAAACAAGACCATCAACAATACCCCAATCCCCAAGTCCTGCAACCGCATAACGTCTTGGATTCTGCTTCCGCATGGTTTCAAAGACTTTCAAGTCTGCCTTATCCAACCATTCATTGCACTTGTAATTGGTGGTCATTGCAAGTGTTTCATCGTCAGTGTTATCAAAAAACCGTTTCTTCAACCAATGGTGTTCATTCCAAGGGTTGAAAGTAACGGTGATCTGCTTGAACAGGTCTGAACCTTCCGGGATTGCACCACGAATAGATTCATCAAGCATATTGAAATCATCCTCTGAACTAATTTCATATGCTTCTTCAATCCACATCCAACACAATACACCCTGATCAACAGTGATTGATGTTACTTTCAGTGGGTCATCCAGTCCTCTGAAATAAATCTTTTGACCTGTTGGCTTATACGTCATTTCAAGTGGTGATTCTTTTATATCCCAAAAAACATCAACACCAAGTCGATGTATAGCCCATTTCAGTTCAGTAAAACAGGAATCCTTTAATGTTCTGTAAGTTTTTCTGACAACTAAGGTATTCGCATCAGGGTATTTCATCATATTGGTGATGTACCATAATGCTGTAGTCTTTGACTTCTTAGATGCACGTGAACCTTTGACTGCCCGGTATCTACCTTTCCACCGCCAAAATGTACCGTAACCCTTACCGACTACTTCCGGTAATTTCACATTAACCTTACCGGACTTTGTAGGCTTGTAATCTTCCGGCATCAGAATGAACTTCTGATAACCAAATACATATTGACTTGATGGCTGCCTGTATTTAGTCCTCAAGTGCGTCTGCTCCTGAAATAACAATAGGGGCTGTCACATTCACATCTAACTTATCATTCCACATACCTAAATGTTTACCAAGTAGTTCAAGGGCTTTCATCTTGGAAGCAATCTTGACTTCTCTCTCAACACTTCCACCAAACTCATTATCAGATTCCTTATATTTGATTGATTCAATACAAGACAGATCATCAGCAGATGCATCCTGTTTGATTCTTCCGTTACTGTCAACAACGTCTGTCATTCTGACAAATGCAATTTTGGCAAGCTCTAAAACAACCCTATCCTGATTCACTCCGGTTCTTCGTGACCGTTCTGCCATGTGTTCAGCAATAGCCTGTTGAACCTTGACATTCGCCAACATTCTTGAACCTTGCTGATCTGCTGTTTTTACCGAATAACCTGCCCTAATAGCTGCCTGTGTTGCATTCAGGTCAATCAGGTATTCATCAACAAAACGTTGCTGCTTTTCAGTTAATTTGCCTTTTTTTGCCATAACAACACCGCCTTTCTATCATTTTTATAACAAAAAGTGCTGCAAGGTAGGAGGTTTTAGCACCCTTGCAGCACATAAGACAATAAGCAATATAATTTTGCATAAAAAATTGCAGGTAATAAATTACCTGCAAAAATTTTTGTACAGCATACACTATAAAAGGTCTGCTTGTATTTGTCAAATATGAAATGATTGGTTTTATGTCAGATATGTAAGGTTTTTATAGGTATCTTCAAACGCTGAAAGTGCCTTATTATGCAGTTCTACAGTATATGAATAAGATTTTTTCATTTCCTGTGAAGCAACCTTTACTGTTTTAAACTGCACATACACTTTTGTAAGAATCTGAATCATATTTTTGTCACGCAATCCCCGGATTTCCCTAATGATCTGCTTCTTTGCATCAACAAACTGATCTATTTCTTCATTGATGTGTTGGTCAAACATGGTATACCTCACTACATCCTTACATAACTTATCACCTACAGGTGAAGTCTGCACTTTGTCCCGGCTGTAATCAATACCGCCTGCACTGCATACATTCATTTTCATATCTGACAGCGTGGCAATATCATCATTTATCTGCATATCTAACACTTCAAGCTGTTTCAGATATTCCCTTGCACTTAATTTCTTCTGATCACTCATTTTTACCTCACTTTCTGTAACTGTTACAGTTCTGTTACAGTTGAAAATACTGTTAAAAAGTGCTTCAAACCCTTATAAATCAAGGAAGTTACACTTGTTACGGTTACAGTTAAAATCCTATTCTTATATATTCTTATTTTTACTAAGTCTTATTACTATTAAAAAATTACAATTATTAAGGAATTTGTTTTTAACTGTAACAACTGTAACACCCTTATAAATAAAGGCTTTCAAGTGTAACTTTTACTGTAACCAACTGTAACTTTACCGTAACCACTACCACAACAGCACTAATTGGTGTATCGAACTAATAAAACACCTTACCTGATTTTTTATGTTTCAATGTCACCCTTCCAACAATTTCAAACCCGGCAATGTCAACAATGTTCCTGATCACTTGAATCAGCCTGTGGTTACGGTCATTTAGTTCTGCATTTTCTTCACGCTTGACCGTTGCCATTGCTGCACCTGCTGTTGGGTCAACATATCCTTCACTATTTTTGTACATTTACATCTTTCCTTTCTTAACATGAACCACCGTCTGCACCATGAAATGCACCAACTGGATAGTTCCAATTTTCTGTATAAATATCTTCTGTTCCAAACTCTCCGGTAAGTATTGAACGAATTGCTTTTTTATCATTCCAACATACACACGATGGTGTGTCACCTATAAATTCATCAAGATTCTTTTTGTTATCCAATGTAAAACCAAGGACTTCTTCATCATGCCTTAAGGATGCATAATCATCAGGGAAAAGTTCTTTTACTCCGGCAAATAACCGAGGTGTTGAAAATATACACATCATGCAACTGCATCTGTTCCAACCAATCCTGTAACAGGGATGTGGATTTATATGGTGTCGTTTCAATAGTTCCCACACATCTTTTTCTGAATAGTCTATACAACACCGCCACTGATGAACAATTCTATGTGCTTTAGCTGTTGCGTTTGTTCTATGTATTTCCATTTCATTGTATTTTGACCTTCCTGCTGATTCTCCCCTTCTTTCACCTGATACAATTAAAATTTTCTTATCATGCTTGGTTTCTTCAAGGTTTGCTGTCACACTGTCCTGAACTGCTGCTTTCAGATTTCCACTGCACCAACGTCCTGAATGTGTACCACCCTTTGCCGGAAATTTATGTCTTTTACCACCCAATTCTTCAAGTTCACCAAGTCTATCAAGGTTGCTTACAACTGTATCTGCAACACATATTTTCAAATACGCTGAACACCAACGACGTGATAGATCACCAGTTTTTGCCGGAAATTTCATTCTGTAACCATACTGTTTCAAAAGTTCTTCCATTTCTTCTGTTGCCTGTTCTTTCAATTCCCTGCATTTCAGATAATTACTTGAAAGTTTACACTGTTTTATTTCCCCAGTATCAGGGTCAATCCATTCAATAGGTTCTGATGCACCTATCCGATACAATTCACCAAAGAAACCGTTCACCCGGTATGAAACTCTTAACTTAACACCTTCCGCATCTGCCAGTGCCTTTACATAGTTTTGAGTACATTTCCAGTCCATTCTTCGAGTTGGGTGACCACCATCAATATCGTGATGCCAAAATTCTATTTTTTTCCTTTGGTACACCCAGTTCAATAAGTTTCAGGTAACAAGCAACTGAATCCTTACCACCTGAAATAAGGACAACAATCAGATCATATTCTTCAAGCGGTAATAATCTAGGTAAATAGATTTTCTTAAAATGTTCTGAATCACATCTACCTTTTACCCTTGGTTTTAATCTAACACCGTCACCGTATATAGGTTTTTCCTGTTTACCAAGTATAACAGGTGTATCAGGTGTACACTCTGAATCTTTTATAAAGTTCATTCATCATCACCGTCCTTTACCGGGCAGTGATCACAATCACCATTTGCAGCACCGAAACAACCCCAACAATCATCAATCTCTTTCGTCTTTGGTTTATACTTTTTTGCTGCAACAGCTAATGCCATCACTACAGCACCAAGGATTAACCCAACTGTAAGACCAACGCAAAAACAAACCGTACCTGTTAATATTAACTTTTCCATACCATCATACCTTTCTGAATATCCTTATCAATTTGTCACCTACTCTTGTTACTGACGTTTCAAATCCCAATCGTTTATTGATCTGCTTACTGAACACACCTTTTGACATTGGTTGCATTCCACCGTCTGCACAAAATACCTGATACCTGCTGTATACGTCACCTGTCGGTTCATCCTCAATCATTTCAACACCGCATTCATCGATAAATGCCTTGATTGGGTTATTTTCATTTTCATATTCATCAATCTGTTCAGCCACTTTTTCAGACTTGGTGAACTCATTGTTTTCAATGATTCTTTTCAGTCCTTCCACACCTACCCTAATCAGATATTCGACTGAACTTTGTTCAACCAACTGATACTTGATATAAGGGTTGTAATCTGGGTCAATCTCACCACTTGGTAAATACTTTGTAAATCTTGCGTTGAATGGAATAATTACCAAACGTCTAAGAACTGCCCCTGTCTTATCTTTCATTCTTGGTATATCATTTGCTGAAAACAGCAGCTTCACATAAGGGTTAAACTCAAAGGGGTCTTGCCCTTTTCTTTCTGCTTTGATTCTGTTACCTGTAACTACTTTCTTGAATGTTGCTACCTGTGAACCTTGCAGGAAGTCATCACCAATGTCATCACCGATATTTGCTAGTTTTCCGAACATCATTGATGTGCTGAACCTGTCCCCTAATTCCTTAAGATCAAGTGCTGATATATTCCCATCACCAAGAATTGCTTTGACACAATCAAGGAATGTACTCTTACCATTGGACTTGTCACCTGTCAGGATGAATGCCTTACCAAGTTCATTCCTGCGATAAAAGCAATAGCCAATACATTCTTCCAGTAATGCCCTGATCGGTTGATCACCGCAAGCTAATTTGTTCAGTGTATCGTCTGCCAGTTCACTATAGGCTTCCGGGTTATAGTCCCAAGGTATTTGATTGGTAATAACCAAATCAGGGCTGAATGGTTCCATCTGTCCGGTCACAATATCCAACACACCGTTCCTGAATGCTATATAACGTGCATCTGCCTGTGCTTTTTCATCAGCTATAAGTTCCATATACTCTAATACTTCTCTTCGCTGTGCCTTTTTCAGGTTAGGTATTTGATTGATCATAGCTGTTTCAATAGCCTTGTACCCAACCTGATAAATCCCATCTTGATAGATATGTAGCTGATTACTGATACTGACTACATTTTCATTGTTCTTAAGCCATGTTGCAAAACGGTCAAACAGGAATGTCTTATCACAAAAGAATACAGGTTTTTGGAATGCTTCATCCCTAAGAATCACTTCCAGTTCATCATCAGATAACGGTTTTTTTAGTACAAATCTGTTCAGGATGCGGATGCACTCACGAGTTTCTTCAACCGTGAAATCATTTGATGTAAGTGTCAGGATATAATTGAATAGTGCCTGATTGCGTCCGTCACCTGCATCCATATCAAGAAAGTCTACCGCTGTGCGAACTGGAAACAACCACTTTGGAACTTCCTGATATGTTCCACCTTCTTCAATATCCCACTCAATAAAACGTTCTTCACCGTCAATTTTGATTACTTCGTATGATGAACGTGTACCGAGTTTTATATCTGCTGTCAGACCAACCGCAAGGGGTACGTGTGTCCTGTTCCTTGTAATACTGTGATTCTTAAATAAAAAATGTCTGCCCCGGCTTGTACAATACACCCGGCAATCAAGCTGATATTCTTCCACAATGTTCATTAAAATTTCAGACTGTTCAGCATCGTCAATATCTATCAGGATGGTATCATCAGCAAGAACACCACCGAACCCTTCAAGATTCTTCACTTCGTCATAAGTGCGGTATTTTGTTCGGTCTTTGAATGCTTCGATTGCTTTCTTGCCTTTTGTCTTTATGTACCCTTTGTACAACATCCTGTTTCACCATCCTTTAACTAAATTCTTGCATCACCTTTTGGTAAAATACCCTGTTCTTAATATTCTGCTTATATTCTTGATTCACTACTGTAAGAAGTATCTTTGATTCTCTCAATGATTTCTGACAGTCCTTAACCTGTTCATTCCACTTTTCCCATTCTTCATTTTTATGAATAGGGGTGGATTTCTTAAGCATATTACGGTTAAACGTTGCAGCTTTTAAGCGATTTTCTAAAATGTAAATATTACTTTCAATGTTTGTAATCTTACCTGCAAGTGCTACCTGACTGTTATGGAATTTGTCTTTATCCGTTACACCACACTGCTGTATGTATTCTTTTATCTGTTCTTCACACTCCGGTGTGTAACTCTGTCTGATCAGCTTCAACAGTTTTCTAACCTTTGTAATTTTTCCATCAGATAAAAACCTATCTAAGTGAATAAGCATCTGACCATGATCATATTTAATTGTAATGTCTGTCATGTTCCCACCTTTCCGGTATTATGCTACAATACCAAATTGTTTCAGTCTTTTTCTTGCTAAATCTATGTACCACTGCTTATCTAATTCCGGTGGTACTTTAACCCCAATTACAGAATCGTTATAAATGAAACTGTGATCAGGTGTGTTTCCAAATTTTTCACCCTTTGGTTTTACAACCTTACGTCTTAACAACCTACCGTCTGTAACACGATTGGAAGCAAACACACGATAAGATTTATAAGTATATTTTTGTGTGGTAGGATATGACCACAGTTCTGTTCGTGTACCGTCCCGGTGTTTTGTTACCTTAGTAATATGACCAGTACCCTGTTCATGCTCTACTAAGTTATAGTTGTTTGACAGCTTCACTATTTTTTGGAACATGATCAAATCATTACACTGATTGATAGTCTGTTCAATAGGTATCTTTTTCACCATGTAGTCAACCAGTGCTTTGTTCAGTATCGGTAAATCATAGTCAATAGCTGAAAGTTCTTTGACATATGCACCAATTCTTTCAACACCACCATCAGTACCAATCCAAAGATAATTGTTTACGTCCTTCTGATAGATTTCTGATATATTGTCAAGTTCAAGCAAGATTGAACATTGTTCAGTAGAACAACGCTGTTCCCACTCCCAACAAATATCATCAACCATTTCAAAGGCTTCATCAGTATCAGGAATCCAAATGATCAGACCGTCTGTGTTGGACTGAATCAGTTCAAATCCCGGTACAACTTCAAGGTGTTCAATCAGGTCAAGCAACATCAACTGACCATTGATACACATACAGTTGTTGTTCCTTGGGTCATACGCCGCATTGGTTTCATCCTTCATTGCACCTGACAAGGCATTCAGCATCTTTTTATATGGCAACTGTGCTTTCTTCCACCGCTTGACTTCTTTCTTGTTTCCGGCATTTTTTGCAGCAATTTGCTTTTCCTTCATGGCTTTTCGTGTGTTATACACCAATGGGTAATTGTCATTAGTTGCTGCTCTTGTCACAAGACCCCACGCTATCAACATTGAAGGGTAATAATTATTTACATCTACATGAAGAATCTGACCTTTCCGGTGTATTGGCTTATCAGATGCACCATGCAGACCGCCAAAACCAAACGTGTGGGGTATTCCGGCAACAACTGTTTCAAAGTTCTGTGACTTGTACCAAGTCTTTTTATCTTTTTTGTCAAAATCTTGTAACCCCATTTCAAGGGCTTCTTTTCTTTTCTCTGCAAACCATTCCTGAACGTATTTGTATTTTTTCAGTTTCAGGCATGGAAGAAAAAAGAAATCAAATTCATCACCAAAATGAGTTTTTGAACATCCAAGAACCTTTGCTGTTATCCGGGCTTCACTGTCACCAATGTCATACAGTGACGTTTCTTTTGGGAATGCCTGTATAATTCCATGAACTGCATTGAACTCACTGACTTTTTCAAGAAATACCTTGATAGTCTGTTCTACGTCATGCCTACAGTATTTAACCGTCTGTTCTATTTCTTCCTGTGTCAGTTTCCTTTTTATGCGGAAATCAACATCTGTTTCCTTAATATTTGAACCAAGAAAACCTTCCATTGTTTTCAGTCCGACTGTTTTCATGGTTTCATCATTGCTTGGCATTACATCATAGTTGATCATGGGTAATTTATTGAATGCTCTTGAATATTGCCAACCTTCTTTATTATCAACGATAATCCAATCATTGATTTTTTTAGGATTCATACCAAGCAGAATACCTTTCATGATGTACTGATCATAGTGACGGTTATTAAATCCTACCCATATATCTTTTCTATTTGCTTCATATAAGGCTTTTAGTTTATCAGGGCTATTGATTATCACGTGTTCTTTTTTATTCGTCACATCAATGAATACAGCAAGCCAATCCTTTTCAAAAACCTCAAAATCGTAGAATATCATTTACTAAATCACCCACTTTTTGAAAAGCGGTGTGCGTTTTACACACCGCTTTTTTTATATTAGTATCTTATTAAGATACAAGCAAGTTAAAAATTTTTACATATCAAATGCTTCGTTGATTGTGATTGGATTGAAGTCATCAGCCTTATAGGTAACTGCTGCACCAACTTTACCCTGTACTTCCTGAAAAATATCAAGTACGCAATCAGCAAAATCACTGTAGTTGATAAATTCCGGTACTGTATCTGTTTCAAGCTTATCAAGCCATGTGCAAACAGATTTGATTGCCATACCATTAGTCCACTTCTGTGAAGTGTTGCCGGAAATAGTACGGTTGAAGAAAATCTTTCTACCTTTCTGATTACCTTCCAAGATGCTACACTGTACGGAAAACATCAGCTTATCACCTTTCTTTGTTGGCTTGATCTCCATTTTATCAAAACTTACATCATAATCCCCATCCGGTACATCTTCAAACTGTGAATCGTCTGCTTCCTGAACCTCTTTCTGTAATGCGTTAAGATCAACCTGTTCATCGAATGCACTAAAATCTACTGCCATAATTTTTCACCATTTAACCTTTCTTAAAATAAATTTATGATTGTAATTGCTATGATACAAGAAATACAAACCCTTGTATAATTATCCCTATTTTTCTGAATCCTGTCACCCACTGAACCGAATCCAAAGAATGCTGCCATGACTGCAAGAAAAATATTTAATGCAATCATGATCTTGTTCTTCTTCGTCTTTGACCTCTGACGTGCTGTTCAGGTGGGTTCATAGCACCGTCTAAAGGTTCAGCCGGGGTCTGTGCATCAGCAGGTACAGGGTTGTTTTCCTGTGCAAGTCTTTTAATTCCTGCATTAAATTCTTCTCTTGTAATTGCCTTCATCGCCTCAACACCGTCAACAATCAGGTCAACAGATTCACCTGCATGTTTCATCACATAGTTGTTATTTTTGATGTCATAGAAATATGCATCTGCTTCCAGTGTGACAGATTCAGAATCAGCGTTTGTTGTACCGTCCTGAACAGCTTCAGACTTTTCAGCATTTCTTTCCTTACGTGTTCTTCTTGGTGGTTTCTGTAAATCCGGTTTCGGTACTTTATCGGCAACATCCATTGCTTCATCAAATGATACTTCTTCCTGTCCCGGAAAAGCCTGATCAATAGCCTTGTCAACTTCATCCATATGATCAGCAATCTTCTGTTCATTGTCTGCCTGAACTTCTGCCCTACTCTTACGTGTTCTTCCAGTCTTTTCTTCCGGTGCATCTGTTGGTGTTGCAGATTCAGCTTTTTTACCTCTTGTTCTTCTGCCTTTGCTGTCAGGTTTTTCAAGATCAGATGCAACCGCCTGATCAGCAGCATTCATTTCATCATCTGACTTGTAATCACCAAGTTCATAATAATTTCTGATCTTGTCAACAACATAATTCAGATCATTGTCAATAGCATATGCGGTGAACATTCCAAGCGGTGATTTTACTGTATCTTTTCCGCTGTTCTGTGTGTAAAAGTAATACTTGGCTTCATTCACACCAGTTCTAAGTACAACGGTAAACAGTCCTTCAATGGTGATCTTCTCACGCAACAGTTTACCAATCAGCTTAACAGTTGTAAGACCGTTATCTAAAGTTTCCAAATGGGTCATATAAACGACTACAACATCATCAGGTAAGTCTTTGCAACAGTCGATGATTTCAAAATAGTTTGCACCAAAGTCATTGTACTTGTCCCACCCTGTTTCTTTGATACGGTTCATGTACGGTACTGCAAGAATGTACTGGAAGTCATCAACCACCAACAACTTCTTACCTGCTGCACACTGTTCTTTCATGTACTTCACAATTTTTCTTGCATCTGTTTCATTGTTCAGCATTTCAAAGTGATTCTTGAACGGTAACGGTTTACCTACCGGATTGATAACCGCTGTTGTTGCCGGGTCACAATTTCTAAGGCTTGTACTCTTACCAGTACCGGATTCACCCATAATTAAAACTTTCTGTGCCATGATTATTTTTCCCCTTTCTTGAATAAGCCCATTAACTTAGTGAAAAGATTGCTTTTCTCTTTCATTACTTTCTGCTGTGACATTTTCAAAATCTGTCTGTTCTGAAAATGTTCAGCGGTTGCAACACTGTTTCTGTAACTTCTGTGACTTCTCTGTTTGTGTTTCTTTGCACTACTCATTGATTTCATCCTCACTTTCTTTGATAACAACCTGTAATCTTGTATTATTATGCAGTGGTGTAACCTCTACTGTATAACCGTTTGCCAACAGGATTCCTACTAAATCCTGATATGCTGCTGTGATTCTTGTACCTTCGATTTCAATACAACCGCACAATCTTGACATTTCATTGAAAAAGTCATCATTTGCAGCATCAACAACACTATGCATATCATTCAGCATATATTTCAGTTCATCACGCTCGTCTTTCAAATTTCTATTTTCTTCTTTCAGCTTTGCAACTTCTGCTTCAAGAACTTCATAACTGTTTTTATTCTTCTTCATTATTTTCACCTTCCTCTTTTACTTCATCGGTTGTTTCTTCCGGCTTCACCTGATCATCGAATCTGTCAAGTTTTCCGACTTCAAGAAACTGTGCTGACCAAAAATCTGCAAAATGAATGATCACCTGCAATGGTTCTTCATGACCTTTCAGATCATACGCAAGACTACCATAAGCACCATCATGATAGAAAATAGCGTGTTCTTCTTCCTCTGTCAGATCAATGTAACGTGCTGCCAGTTCAACCGATCTTAAAGGGTGGTCAATATGGCACAAATCAGAACTGATCTTGTACGGTTTACTTTCTGATCTCTTATACTTCTGTTCAGGATTTTTTTTGGTCGGTCTACCATCCTGTATCATGTTTTCAACATAATAAGGACTTCCATAACGTCCACACTTACCAAGGTCGTGTAATGCTGATGCAATGATCACGCTGCTGTGAATCTTGTTATATGCTTCACTTCCAAGCAGTGTAAGACCGATCTTTTCAGCGTACTGCATGACGTTCACTGTATGCTCTAACAGTCCACCATCTTTACAGCAGTGATTTCCACCGGACGCAGGGGCATCATAAAAACCAAGTTCTTCGATGAAGTCAAGTAAAGCTTCTATACCCTCACGACCTGTTGCCATCAGACAACCTTTGAAATACTCAATCTGTTTTTCTCTTGTCATTGTTAAATCTCCTTTTCTTCTAACTTTATTTTCCACCGCTTCTGTTCTTCAATATTGGAAAGATACCAAGCGTTAGATTTTGATTTGTGTTCATTGAACCCTTTGAACTTTTCAAAGTCATTTGGGAAAAGTAAAATCCCATATCCACCGGATTCTCTTATTTTCCTTAAGTGATAAAGCTGTATCAGTGACGGTTCACCGTTGTCTGCCTTGACTTCAATACCAAGAAAGCAACCGTCTGAACTTACCAGTAAATCAGGAATACCGCTTTTTGTGTAAGCTGCACCACCCCAGTATTTGAGCCACCAACAACCATATTCCTCAAGGTATTTTTTAACCCTGTTTTCAAAATTCTTTTCTGCTGCTATAAAAAATCAACTCCATTATCTTTATTTGCATATCCGATCAGTGACAGTACAAAAAGATTGAATGCCATAATTGCATATGGTTGCCATGATATGATGTAATCAATGTATACAATCCAGTACATAAGACTTAACATGTTAAAAAAGATAATTGTCTTAATAACAAAATTCTTAAAATGTTTTTTGATGTACTTCCATACCCGGCACATCATACAATTATGTGAACAATTCATCAGTTAGTTCCTTTCCTTCCTGCAATGCTGCAAGATTCCTTTCTTCAAAACTTCCCTTTACCAGTAGGTAATAGTAGTAACATGGTCTGTTCTGACCGATTCTGTGTATACGCTTCTTTGACTGTTCCCAAAGATCACAAGACCCTTTTCCAAGTGGCAACGTAAAGTACACAATCTTATTTGCTTTCTGATAGTTACCACCCATTGCCCCTGCTTGGTACTGAACAAATGTGACACTGTTATCTACACATTCATATGCATACATTGAACGTCCTGAACCATTTACAAAACTGACTTCCCTGTTGAGTGATTCACATATTTTTCTAAGTCTTGTCAGTTCTTCATTGAAGTTATAAAACACAATCAACCGATCTTCAGTTGATTCCAGTAAGTCCCTGAATGCTTCCAGTTTTTCCTTATGCCATTGACCGCACAGCTGTCTGCAATATAATGTTTTGGTCAGGCTATTATCACCGATCAACTCAACCCTTGGTGTCACATCTTCACCTTCAAAATCTGAATCATCTTTGAATCTGACTAAGTTCCTCGTATCAAGTTCCAAGTAATTGTGTTTGATGAAAAACTTATATTCATTTGTGATCTTCAAGAAAATTTTCTGTTCAGTCTGTTCAGGCAGTTCAATCACTTCTTCTGTTTTCATGAACACAGCACCAAACTGTGTAAGTCTTTTCTTTAAATGCTCAACGTGCTTATATCCTGTGATTACTTCTTTCTTGTATCCATCACCGTTTTCAAGCCATTCTGTCTGAACATAGGAAGCATAAAAGGCTTTCTTGTTAATATCCCAACCTAACAACTTAAGCTGTGACCACAACCGTTCATACTTTCCTGCTGTTGGTGTACCTGACAGCAAGATCACGCTTTCCGGTTGTAACTTCAATATGAATTTTGACCGTTTAGCGTTTTCATTGCATATAAGGCTTGATTCATCAAGTAACAATGTAAAGTCGGTTATATGGGCTATATACTTACGTCTGAACACCAAATCATAATTGATTACACCGACAATCTGAATGTTCCGATCATACAGGTCTTTGGTTTCAACCAGTGTACGGAAGTTCACACCTTCACTTTTCTTGGTCAAGTCCATAACCCTGTATTCAGGGTAATACGTTTTTATGTGATCAACCCAATCATCAATTTTCGATTTTTGGCATACAATCAAATTTATAGTATTGTTCAGCAAATACATTTTTTCAGCACCTACAAAAGTTTTACCAAGTCCCATATCTAAATAATAAGCACACCTGTTTTTATCATCAGTCAGGTTCAGCACTTCTTCCTGATGGGGCATGAATTGAAGATCATTCATTATTCATCAGCGTCCTTTGGTGCTTCACCTGAAAGGTCAATCTGTAATCTTGCGACCTCAACTGCTGCTCTGTAAACTAATGCATACTTAGAATCACCATGTGTCTGTGTGACCTTTTCAAGAAATTTATCAATCTTACCAAGGAAGCAACCACACTTGACAGTAATTTCATTGTCTTTATCTCTAAAGAATGTTGTGAAATCGTCCCGGCTACCAATAGCACCGATCACTAACACATGACTTGCAGAAAAGACCTCGGCATCACCGCAAACCTCGGCATCACCGCAAACCTTGGCATCACCGCAAACCTTGGCATTGCCCCAAACCTCGGCATCACCGCAAACCTCGGCATCACCGC